AAGCCCCTGTCCAAGAGGAAGCCCCTGTCCAAGAAAATCAAGAAGAACAAGAAAACCAAGAATGGAATGAAGAAGTTAATCAAATACAAGCGGCTCAGCCGACCCTGCCGCAACAGCCGCCTTCCGAGCAGCAAATATCCCGTCCACTTCCTCCGGCATCATAGCCAGTTGAAGAACCTGAAATTTTGAATTAATCGGGTGGAGAATCACAAGAGCCAACTCAGATACCCGCTCCCCATAATTTTCTTCCAAAATCCGTCGGTAAACATTCAACTGAATAGAATAATGCCAATAATTCGTATCCGGCAAATGACTTACAGGTCCAAGCATATTATCATAGCGATTTTCAGTCTTAATTTCCTTTGCCCTCTTCCAATCATAGATTGCTAGAGTGCCATCGGGCTTCCTATACACCATATCAATAGAACCCGCAATCATGACAGACCGGTCCCAAACTAGCCACTCCGTCCGATACGGCTTAAACTTAGAACCAATCTTGCGTTGATATTCCAAGAACATTGTCCATTCCGGTGATTCCAGCGGTTCATAGTTATCACCTGCTAGATTGCCAACAGGATCCGAATTATAATAATGCTCAATATCCAAGTGCATCCGTGTTCCTGCTTCAGATGCGGTTGCTCCATTTGCGTTCCATCCAGCTTTAATTTCCTCATCCGTCTTTCCATAATACGGTCCCGTCGCAAATTTCTCTTTATTCTTTCGCATCTTTGCAATAATCGCATCCGGGTCAAAATGCTTATAAAGATGACTAATAATTGTTGTACACGATTTCCAACCCGTAGAATCACCATCAATACTATAGGTATGGGTTGATTCCTCAAAGGAAATATTATCATCACGTGGATGTTTATTAACTACAGCTAAGCGCTGCCAAGGCAACGCCCCGTCTGCGATTGATTGCGGCATCTTACTAACTTAAAGAGATTTGTACAGTTTCAAATTTTTTATGATTTTCTAAAGCATTTAAGAAAGTGGACTGAATCTATAATAATATGTCGTGTTCTTCTGCTCGTACCTGCTGCTTTCGTTCACGCTCGGATCCGTATCTTGAAAACTTTGCTCTTCCCACTCTTAAGCAGCCAGCCCCCCAAAAAGATTTCGTCGGAACTCTTACAGGCAGTGATACTGACAAGTTGGCGGCTCTTCGTACTTCCTACATTGGACAACTGACAGGCCTCGGTTATAAGGGTATCAGTGAAAGTGAAGTTTTCACTAATTTTCCTATTGAAGCATCTAAGAATAAGCAGCTCCTCGGCTGCTATATTAGCAACATGCCTTTCTGTAAGTTCTTAGAAAAGGGCTCTTCTCCCGCTGAACTCCTTATGAAGATGGGGCAGGCGTCCGCATGTGAAGAGATGCGTACACTCAGTTCCATTCTTCGTGAGAATCTTCAGTTGCTAGATCTTACCATGGTTTTCACTGTAGATAGGTCAAAGCCAAATGACTTTCTAGCATTGGATTATATTGTCTACAAGGACGAGAAGGTTGATGTAGACCACCCGATGTGGCTAACCCTTGTACAGAGTGCATTTACAGAACTGATTCTGCTAGTTTCAATTGAGCACGCAGTGTGGCATTTGATGGTTGCGCATATGGTATACATGACCAATTCCCAGCTCTGCTGTACAGAGATTCTTAAGATTTTTAACATGAGCAGCAAGAATGTCTTCATTAAGGCGGCGGAGGTTAAGTTCTTGCTCTTCGGCAGCCCCCTTATTTTCAATCAGAATTTGAGCAAGAATGATCGCTTCAAGCAGTATGTTGATGAGAAGATCAGTGGTTTCATTGAGAATTTTAATATTGATACTGTCTTTGATACATATTTCAACACAGCAGCATCGGACCCCACCTTGAATTGGCTTCCGGGTCTGAAGAGCAATGTTCAAATCATCAAGAAGTTTGTGCGTAGTATTGTCAAGAAGCAGGGATATCCACTAAGCAATGAAAATGCTGCGCTAACAAAGTTTCTCGGGACTCAGTATGCGAACAATCCGCTCATCACAACAGTCCCTTCAGTAAAGACTGTGCTAGAGATGCTTCTAGTTCTCGGTGCTGCTTTCCATTCAACTACATTTGAGTTTACGAAGCTCCTTTTCTGTGATGTTTTCAGTAATCCTAAGATGAGCAGCCTTGGCCTCAGTGTTGCAATTGCCACAATTGTGGGTGAAATCAACACAGTGTTCGGTGACCCGTCGCTTTACAATGGAACTCTATATGCGGTAGAAGTTGCGACTCTTAATAAGGATATTGATGAGAACAGAACAAAAATGGCAAAGTCATTGAAGGGGTCATTATTCTCCAATGATATTTATTCTACACGTGATGTGATGCTTACACGATTTGCGACCAATACGTATACCACATACATTTAACGCCAGCGTCCAGCACATGCTATTCTAGAATCTGTTAGATACCTAAGACTAATTTCACGAACAAGGTCGCGTGGCAACCACACATCCTTGCTAGTAGTTCCAGTTAAGCCTCGTTCATATTGGCGCCTCTCCCGCAAAACACATCGTTCTAGCAGTTCCTTCTTCTCGGCCTCTGTAAATCGTGATACACGATAATATTTGTATGATTGCCTTCCACAATTTGGTCCAAACACACGCCAAAAGAGACCCATTCCAAATTCTTCAAAAGAACCATATGTTTGTGTAAAAGAAGAAGATTTATAAAATCCATCATGAAAATGAACCATTTTATATCCTACTGAATTAGTCCAATAATCAGTGAATATACCTCTAAATCGGCTATCATTATGTGTAGAAAACCCGTAATAGTTTTCCCCCTTTTGAAGGTCTAAAATATGTATTTCTTGTCCAATAGGTACTTCCATTTATTTGTCTTTATTTACTATATTCGTAAACCAATCAATTTTACTTCCATAATGTAACAGAAACAACAATTTTTCCATTTTCTTGTTGTTTTGCTGTTGCGGTTGAAATTTTAAGATTCGTATCCAGTGGATTTACAATCCGAATTTCACCCTTAGGATAATTCGGAGGGGGAGGCATCTTTACTTCCAGTTTAGTCTGCGCGTATAAGCCAAAACTTATGGCCATAAGTATAATAGCCGCAATATATCCCACACCCCATGGTTCTGCGAAAATAAGAATATTTGCTAGAGAACTAAGCAGAGACCCCGATGATTGAGCAAACTCAACAAAGAAGGCGTTTGAATTTTTAATCGTAGCATATTTTGTATTCCGAACAAGAAGTTTAATAATAGGCAAAGCTATACTAACACCGACCACAAGAATAAGTCCTTCCTTTGACTGTGCTACTGCTGTTAAAGCTGGACTCCATTCTACCACTTCTTTGCTAAATGTACCATAAACAATAATAAGTACCGACGCAGTAAGACTTGAAAACAGGGTCATTTCAACAACACGAATATCATAATCATCCCATGAAGACTGCATGTATTCCTGCGATACATTCATAATACCAAGAAGAAAAGCAGCGATTATTGCTGTTGGAATACCGACTTTATAATTGACACCAGCAATTTCCTCTTGACTTGTAAAGAGTGCTATAAACGCAATACTGAAAGCGGATGCTAAACAAAACACTGCTGCTCCAAGATGCCAATAGGTAAATTTCTTCCCAAGTAAAAGCTTGCTTAACAAAATGGTAAACAGAATACTTGTACTTATTAAAATGGCAAATACACTGCCGGGTATTATATTAATACTTATATGCCTAAGCATTGTAAGAGAAAAGAGAAGAACACCTGTTACTAGATACTGCCACCAATATGTTTTCTTTAAGGCCTTACGGCTTTTATACTGATAACAATAAACAGGAAGAATAAACAACCATACTTGATTACTAAGTAAAGCTGTGTATGCTGGAAGAATAAGAGGCACTGAATTATAATTTAAACTTTTTATTGCTACAATTTCTGCGGCTGATGAGACCGCATATAAAATACCATAGAGAACTGCTTTAATCATTTTCTCTATTAGTAGATTATGATACACAACTCAGTCAATTTTACAATTTAAATTATCCCCGCCCTTAATATGTATGGAGTGGTCCACGCCGATTCTGCGGTTATCTATACGAATTAAAAAAGTTAATACAGAACCCACACTCCATGAATATAGAACACCGACTCCAAAGCAGAAACTTAAAAAAGTAAGTTTTGGCTCTACAGATATAGTTAAATTTGTAGTAATGCTAGAGGAATCTCCTATACATCGTAAACCATCTTTGCGAGATGTGGGTATTCATTCACCCATTCCTAAAAAGCATAAAAGACAACAAATGCGCAGATTTAGTATTTAGACTTTTCCTCCCCGTGTGCCTCCGCGTGTGGCACCACCACGCCCTCTACCACGCCCTCTTGTTCCGGCTCCAACAGAAGCACCAACAGGAGCATTAGGAAGCGCAGGCAATACAATCTCAACAGGCGCAGTGACTGGCAGACCACCCTCCCCAATAAGCGCCGCAGACAACGGCCCGTACGAACGCCGACGATAGATGAACCACCGATTCAAGAATGAATATTCACGCAACTTAGGCGTCATGGTAAAGCGTCCACCCATTTCATCGTATAATTTCTTAAACATTCCGGAGGCTTCCTTCAAACTTAGGGCGGTCAATTCCTCCGATGTTAGAATGTCAATACCCATCTCTGCCAACCGACTGCGCAGATATACAAAGTTCACCAAGTATTCCTCATGACCATCCCCGATGGTGATAAAGTTTACCTTAATCTTCCGACCCAAGCCTCCATCTGAATCCGGCAGAGTCAGTTCATCCGGCAGTGAATCGTAGAGTTTCTCCACTGACCACATCTCAGTATCGCCCTCTTTTCCTGATAGAACTCCGCCAAATCCAAGAGGAGCCAACCTATTAAACACCGTTTCTCCATCAAAGCAACAGCCTACAAAGAAGCCGCCCACCTTCAAGTTCTCCGCAATATTCTGCAAGAAGCCATCAATCATTGTACGATCCTGAAAGAAGTAATGGAGTGTAAACATACTGCTAATCACATCAAACTTCTCAGCAGCCTTTCCGACTAATCCAGCAGCCTCTAGGAATGGAGCGACTTTGCTAGATGAGCCGGGAGTTCCATATAGAGCCCTCAACAAACTCTGGTCATCCGGTGTAATTCCAGAATCACCTGTTCCCAAGGGTCGTTCGCACCGACCTTGTACGAAAACCATAGGAGCAACCTCGGGATATTCAAGTTTCTTATTCAGATACCGGCGGTAAGCACCATCCCGCGGATTAATCAGTGAATCCTCTGCTAGTTCAACACCGAGAACCCATCCTACACGAGCAGATGACCATTTATGAAGATCGCCGATTTTGCCACAACCCATATCAAGAACAGCAGCACCAGCCTGTAGAGTCTTACCAAGAAGAAGTGTTCCCTTGATATAGTTGTGAAATGCCCGCAGGCTCTTAACCTTGAATTCATTCTGCTGGTCAACCTTATTCACATATGAACGTTCAACTGCAACCGGTCCAGCTGTTACTTCTATTTCCGCGGCTACTTCAACTTCTCCCCGCACCATCTCCTCCGTAATAGGGTCATGAATAGACGCCCACACAGAATCGGCAACTTTCTCCGCATTCAGAGAACCGCCTACTACACCCCGACGATATGCCTCCGTCTTATCCCAGCGAATACGCTCGGGTTGCCAACGCCATCCGGAAGCCGCCATTGGATTATAGGACATCTCTACAATCATGTTGCTCGTAATCGGCTGTCCATCTGCCATAGTGCGGATAACTGACTCCGCAATATCAGTTTCCCGACCATCTGTAATAATTGGAACGTGACATACTGAAGCATATACATCCACCGGATCTAGTGGATGGAATACAATCGGCCGATAATCATCCGTGTCAGCGCCAGGCAGAGGAATCATCTCCAAAATTGTCTGTCGCGGATTCTTAAAGGCGGGGTCCCGAACACTGCCCACATAGAGACGCAATGTCTTATAAGTTACTAGTTCATTTGTATCCGGCCGCAACTGAGTCTGAATAATATCATCTGCTAGAAAGTTTCCGTCCTCATCCTTTTCCCGTTCTACAATGACAAGGAAATCAACTGTATTCTTCTCAACAGGCTTCCACTTGAACTGAGCAGACCACGTTCCTATTCCCATCGGCAAAGCCAGCGCATTTGGCGTAAAGATGAGCCCATCTGTTTCATATGGAACTGTCTTTGTAGTATCTAGCATGGCCGCTGCCTCCACGAATATCTGTCGCTGAGGAGTTCCCGGTAAGGCAAACTTAAAGTGCTTAATACCAATAATAAGTTGCTGCATGAGAGGTAGACGAAGTAACTGTTGTGCGGTAGAAAGACCAGCAATCGCTTCCTTTAGCAAACCATAGCGAGCCTCAAACTCAACGGGTGCTCCTTCTTTAGCAGGTACAAGTGATGAACTAATAAAGGGAAGCGGCCTACAATCTTTTCCACCTCGTGTCCGCAAGATATCAAAACTGTAGAATGTATTATGAGGCTCTCCCTTCTTTGTCTGCTGGACCCATTCTCCATCCAGCACAGTTCCCCGCCAGACCGCCGGGTCAGTTACTAGGCCTGTAGCATATACATTCATATTCATGTCAATCAGATATATCTGTCCACCTTCACCCTTTTCATCCCCGTATACGAAAAGCAGGACACGTAGACCATCCGCCTTATCTGTTACATTATATCCACCATTCAGAGCTAGCAGACTAATCGTATCGGGAGTATTCTCTGCTGGAGGCAACAAATGTTTCTTCTCTAATGTTATTGCTTTTGGTCCAGGAAATTTAGTATTTTGTCCGAATAGACTCTTAAATGAATTTAGTACAGCCGCCCGTTGAGAATTCTTAATGACTGCGTACGAACGCTGCTTTCCTTGTAGTACTTGACCGATTTTGCCGATAAAACTCATCGGTTCTGTAGCAGCATCTTCCATAATGGCTTCAACTTCCACTTCATATCGCAGCGGCTGATTTAGAATATCCGCCTCCTTAAAAGAAGTTGCCGTCGCATATCTCCTCTGCTGCGTATAGGCTGACTGCCGGATAATGCTTAAATCAAAGCGGGCGCCCTTTGCTGTAGAAAAGGAATATCGCCGAATGTATCGGAAACTTTTCTGTAAAAGCGGCCATTTGAGCATAATTTCCTGAAATTTAATATCATCGCGTGAAACATTCTGTTCCCGCTTCAACTTAATTCGTACATCATAATCCTTCAGTTCAATCGGCTGAATATCGCGAATATTTGCTTTCAGATTACAAGTTGCGGAATCAGGCAATTTATTTGTCTGGCAGTACTTGCGCACAGCATCTTCACCTGTAATTACACATCGCATACCGCCTTCAACTATAATTGTTAGATAGGGTTGCTGAACTTCCTCTTGAAGACCAATGCTACGTAACCGTTTCATGATATCCATCCATTGCGTAGCATCCACTCGTTGAATGACTGCTTCTAACTCTGTGTCCTTCAGACTCCGCCACGTGGACCAGAGACCTTTGATTTCTTCGTATTCTGTTTTACGGAGTTCCATACCTACAATATGCGGATAGTTAGTGCTTTCAATTTTTAATGAAAGCAGTACGCCAAATCCATCCCACCAATTCCTGCTTTGTCATTGTTGGTAAACTCCCCTCTCCACCAGCAGAGATCTTTGCCTTAAGTTCGGTAATTGTTTCGGGAATAGATACTGACGCCGGCGCTATCCATTTCCATCCCAATTTAGAAGCCAAACTTTTAAATTCCATGCGTGTAGCATAAGGTCCACCGGGACCAAGTAGCCAGTTGCTAGATGCGCCATCAATACAAACAACACGGTCGTTTATAGGCCGACCAGTTGGATAGCACACAATTCGCATCTGCTCGGGAAAGAAAACAGCAATTGTTAAGTTACACCAGACTGCTATAAAATCACATACAGCCGAGGATAACTTATCCTTCAAGCAACTGTCATAATCCCATGTCCACTTTTCTAGAGCCTCCACTTTCAAAAACCAGGCAAGAAAATGTGACTTAATCCAGCCACGAGTACGACCATTGTTTTCCTTGTACACATCATCAAACTTCTGTGAGAGTTCAGAAATCTGTGTACGAATCCCATTTGAGTGATTGATTTTATCACTATACCGGAAGAAAGGGTCGGCATCTATACAGGGTATACTGAGGGGATGAGCAGGAATACTTTCGTGAAGAAGTTTCCAACCCGTTCCTGCCAGCCACTCCGGTTCAGATTCAATAATATGCATTGTTTGCTTTTGTAAAGTATGAAGCGAACAATGCCTATTTGTATTCAAGTTTATAGCAGCAGATAAATTCTTCCAGGATGTATACGGTGCCATCTCTATTAAAATAACGCCTACTTCTGTTTAAATGAGTTAATGAGTGTCTCCCTTTCAGAGAGTTCAGTACGGTTTTTCCTTACAAAATCAATGAATTGTTCAAGAGAATTGAAAGTTTCTTGGTCAAGAGCAGCAATATCAAAAAAAACTCCATTTGCATTTTCACTGTAGTGAATGTTCTTCTTTTGAAGTAACCGAAGAATCTCAAGATATTCAGGTTCCCCGAGTTGCTTGAGAGCATTTAAAAACTTTTCGCGACGAGTATATTCAGCGGCGTCCATTACTCATTTAAGAGAACTTATAGGGCGATTACTTCCGCAGGAAGTGCGTTTGCGGGAATCGGCTGCTCTTGTACTCCTTCAAGAGAAGGTGCTACTGCCTCCAGTGTTCCAACTGCCATAATAAATTCATCGTGTGACTGAAAACGAGTCTTTAGAATCTTAACACGGATTTTGTCGCCCACCTTGAGTTCGTCAAAGTTGATACTTCCTTGGTGAAGATCACGGGGCATCAGGACACGCAATGAATTCTCAAACGCGGAGTAGGCGCCCATCTTATTTACCTTGAGAACATCAGTTTCTACAATATCGCCAACTGCTGGATACAATACGTCACACTGAATCTTACAACGGAATGTAAAATCGGATGTAAATGTTCCCGACTTTGCCATTCCACATGTCCTGCTCAAAAGCTTCAAACTATTTTCCTTAATAAATCCTTGCGGTGAACAGCGACCCTCTAACTTCTTGCGGAGTTGAAGAGTTAGAAATCCGGCCATATCAATTGCGGCAGTTTCAAATTCTTTGGGAGTTAGGACCGCCTGTTCTTCAAGAAAACATGGATGGTACATCTATTTCTTCTTAAAGGTTGGATTTTAAGTCATCAAATTTTCCTATTCCGATAGTCAATTTTAGAGCCGCGCGGATTTAAAATGAGCGTTTTCAGCATTTTTAGGCGTTAAGAGAAATATATTCTAAACAAATAATAAATGGTTGAATCAAGAGATAATAAAAAATATAAACGAAAAACACGAAAGAATAGTGGCTCTAAGCAATATAGAGGAACTAACGTAACAAAACTTGATGAAACATTTAGAGGCAAAAACTTTTTTAGAAAATATGGAGCAAGTATCACTGAAAATGCAATATATAAAATTCTTAAAAAGAATCCACACCCAAATATCGTAAAAGTCTATCGTATTACAGATAGTTATATAGATATTGAACTATTGACACCTATAATTTCCGAGAAGGATTATGATAAAACCATACTTGTTTCAGAGGCATTATTAGCTAAGAACTTTCTACAAAGTTTAGGTATAATGTATATTGACTGGAAACCTGATAATATTGGTATTGGTGCGGATGGTAAATATAAACTATTTGATTTTGATGTTTCTGGTATAACTTGTTCTCCTCTTGTGGCAAATACAACTAAGAAATATTTAAAAAGTAAAGGGATACTACAAGATCGCTGTAAAACTAATAATAAATGGCGAATGAGTCCAAGCACTCTTAGTTGGAGTTATAGACAAGCACTTGCGAATGGGTTAAAAGATCCTAAAGAAATTGACGATTTTGCTTTTGAAATTAATTTTATTAGGGAAAAATACGTAGCAATAAATGATTGAGGTGTCGCTTAGAAAACGCTCATTTAAAATCAGCACGGGTCTAATAGGAAGGTAAATAAATCCTAACTATAATATAAAATGAAAACACGAAGAATAAAGAAATATACAAAAAATAAGACACGAAAGAATTTCTTATTCAATCCAGAGAATCCTGATAAAAGTTTTGATGTGTATATTGATAAAAATCCTAAGAATACAATACCAATAAAATATACAACTATTTCTGATGTTGAAAATACAATTCGTACATTAGAACAATTATATAAAAATAAACGTTATTCACATAAAAGGATATGGCAAGTTGGAATGATATTATATGTTAGATTAAACGTAATTAAGAAGATAAAGCCTACACAATATGCTTTAGCATCAAAATATTTTAAGTTTTTAAAGCATCGTACAACGCTTCCAAATGATGAAAGATATAAACTTAAATTTTGCGATTCTTTCGCGTCTTGTTATTAGTCTTGCTAGTAGTCTTGTTATTACGCGTGTTTTCTTTCTTTGTATTTTTCAAGTAAGTAAAATTTCTATTGCTTAAGACTTTTCTGGTATTAAAAGTCTTGATTGCATCTAAATCAATATTGAAATCCTTAACTAAGTGCTTCATTGTACGGATTACAGCTCCATGAACACGTAGTAGGTCCTCCTTGTGCGTAGAATATTTAGGATCATTAACAAGTTCATAGAGAGCATCTTTCAGGTATGCCATTCCATTCACTGTGCTCAACGCATAACTGTACTGAAGATCAGGATCTTCAACAGAAACAATGCGGCCTACATGCTCAAGTTCTGAATTAGCCCACTCTAAGACTCCCCGTACTGTCGGATGATACTCTTTAGGGGACGCCATTTCTACTTTAGTATTACTTTTTCTTCATTTTGGGCCACTGCGATAACGGCGCATCATAGGAGCGTTTAAATTCAACATCATTCAAGAACCAACGTTTACCGCCTACACGACGAGCATCCATCAATCGGCAAATGAATTCCAAATAAATACAGAGCGTGGATTGTTTCATATCCGATGTTTCTTCAATGAAACTTTTCCGAGCAACTGATTTCTTTTCGGCGGCGACCACCGCTATGGGATACATAATTCGTAAAAGGTCTGTATCTCCATATGTTTCCACGGCTTTGCGTAGAGTTCGGATTCTTTCTAAATGCGGCTCCTTTTTACTATCGCCCGCACAGTCTTTTCCATCAGTTATAGCCCCACCGGGTGTATTCTCAACAGTCTTTGTTGATAAAATATTTTGTGCTGGTTTAGCAACTAGAAATCCAAAGAGATTTCCACAACGTTGAGCAATCGCAACAATCGGCGCACCAGCACGACCTTCACTTTCCGCCGCATCTGTGGTTGCTGCCGCAACAAAAGGAATCAAACTGCTGGGGCATGCCGTATATGTCATTTGTCCTGTTCTTTTACAAAATGTGTCAACACGATTATTTTTAATATCTAATAAGAAATATCCATTAATATCTTCTGTTTTGAATGTATTTTTCAATATGACAGGCGCAAATTCACCTAAATTCCCAGTTAATTTTTCATTCATATATGCTGTATAAAGTCGTTTCTTAGTGTCATAGGAGTAAAAATGGTCCCAACCGAAACCTAATAGAACTTGTTTCGTTTCCACAAGTTCTTTAAAACGAAATGCGATAATTCCTAATTCATCCAGGCCTTTCATTTTTGCTTTTAGATCCGCAGATACAGGTAATTTAAATGGGTCAGTTTGAGCATATACACCTTTAACTAAGTCCAACCATTCTATCGGAGATTCAGGACCAGCCGCCACACTTCTTGATAAAGAAGTGGTTGTTCTGCTTGTTTGTACGCTAGCAGTATCTTCTTCCACGGTCTCTTCGCCACCAGCGCCAGCAAGAGTCGCAGCAACACTACTCGGTCGTGTAACACCACTCGGTCGTACTGTGCGCGCACGGTCATCTAAATCCTGCGTAAAAGGTCCAACCGGAGGCAGAATCTGTTTAGACCACAATTTTCCATCTACAGGGTCTGACCGTTTGTAGCGAAGTGCTAGAGGAATGGATGTATCTGTTATTTCACGCGGCTGGAAAATCACATATCCGCCACGCAGGATTAAATATCCAGGTTGACCATTAGACCGCAATTCAAATGACCGATTATTGATAACAACCGAAAGAGCCTGAGTTAAGACTTCTGCCGGAAGTTCCTTATAAAGTTGTCGGACTTCGCTAACAGGCCAAAAAGGCTGAACTGAGAACATTTCACGCAAAGAACTCTCCCTCAGTAAAACATAGGCCCGAGCATCACGAGCAGTAAATGTGCTCAGATTCAAATCGTCTTCACTAACGGATTTAATGTCTAACCGACATTGGAAAGAGCATTCTTGATAATCGCACATGCTAGAATTCGCCTTGTCTGCTAACTGTATTTCCCCTAAATCTTTGCCCTGTGCGTCAATATGATGCTGTTTTATATCACCCGTTAACAAAATGCCCTCGTGATTAAGAGCACAATCCCACGCACCCATCTTAAGTTGACGCTGAACCAGACCAATTGATTTAGCCTTTTGCACAGCTAAACGATAACTATATAAATCACTGGTCTCATAGTCCTCCAAAAATAAGCAATATAAATGAATTAGGCAATTACGTTCTTCCGCCGGAAGTTGTCTATGTGAACAATAACGAACGCCGCGGCCGATTACCTGCTCAAGACGATTCAAATGATACCATGGATCAAGCACATGAATTTCACGGATACACTTCAAATCCAAACCTTCACTTGCGATTTGACTACCTACTATGACTTTAACCCGTGAACCACGAGCAGTTAGAGCAACAGGCTCGGGAAAGGTTGTTGCGTATGTAACTGTCGCTCCAACATTATTAGGTGTATAATCACTCGTTAGCAGAACATAATTTGCGGGCTGAAAACCGGGACATTCTTCTGGTGGAAGAGGCCCGTGCTGCTTTCTAGGACACATCGCACATTGGCGCACAACAGGAGATGAACCACGAAGCAGAGGAACAGGTTCTCCAGTCGCATTAACACGTGTATATCCGGCTCTTTCTAAGGCGATACATACGGGTAAAGCACCCGGCTGAACATAGCGGGAATAGATGAAATTAATTCCTTTGCTAGTCCTCACAGTATCCAAAATCTTAGCAATCTTAGGCCCGTGATTGGCCAGAGCAGCCGGACCAAAAACATCATCAATATTCATATCACTTTTCCATTCAACTGTTCGTTTTTCTTCGCGGAAATATTCTTCCCATCCTTCTTTTCCGAATCGTTCATTTGGATACGTAAAATTACCAATCTGCGCCCAAGCATCTAGCACATTCTTGCGACGACCGATTTCCATAACATCTTCCCCTGTTTCTTCCTCTCCTTCTGAAACATTCATCTGAAATCGTGTCACCTTTTCACAGATTGAACCCGCCACAGGAGCGACCCGCTGTATAGGAAGTGCGGCTATCCCCTGCTGGATTTCTTCGGGCACATCAATGTCTTTGCCTCCCTGTAACGCAGACCTTTCGGGGTAGGGAGCTGTTGTTAGTGCGTCTGCCTCTGCTTCTGGATGAAGACGAATAGGAAATGTAAAAGGATTTTCACCACGCATGTAACTGACATAGCGTGTAGCAATATCCTTAATAATTTTCTCAGAATCCGGTTTTAGAAACCCCTTTCCATCAAATAATTCCGCCTTGAGTAAATCAGTTTGTTTCTTATCATTGAGAACGAGCAAATTCAGTAAGAAAAGAATCTCGGGCGCTGTGTTAAACATTGGTGTCGCAGTCATTAATACTAGCCGGCAGCCTTCAGTGAACATGAGAATATCTAGCAGAAGTGGTATAATGGCTTTCGCCTCTGCACCCTCCTCTACTGCTTTCGCATCTGGATTTTCTTCGGGTGCCAATTCATCCGTTGTCATTGTCTTAGGGTCCTGCCGTAAATTATGCGCTTCGTCAATTACGATTAATCCGTTATTAAAAAGTCGGCGAAGAATATCATGTTTACGACGACGAATTTCTTCTGCGTCCTTAATTGTTGATGGAATACCCGTCGCATAAGCCTTATCAACAGAGATTTTGAATGCCATATATCCCTTAATGCTGTAACGGCTTCTCTTAAGGTTTTCAATGCGATACATAATTTTATCTTTTTCCTCCAAATCATTTGCGTTTGCTAATTTCAAATATGTAGTACCAGTACACTGTGCTGAGTACCATCCTTTCCAAACATACCGACCAGGATCATCCAGAGTAGCGTGGCGTAGAACTTCCGGATCAAAAATTGTGCGTTTAAAGCCAGGAGCAATTGAACGAGGCACTACAATATAGACACGCTTCATAGGTCTTTCTGCTAGAAAGTTCTCCGCAATTGAAATTGCTGATATTGTTTTTCCAACACCCACACCATGATACAAAAGTAAACCTAGATAAGGTGTACTGGGGTTCATAAAACGACTAACAAGACGTTGAACAGGGGATAAAGTAAAGGCCTCAAATGCGGCTAATGAGCAAGCATCACCTTTCTCTGAGATTGCGAATGGTTGAGCCTTGGCATCGTAGAATTCCTTCTTTTTAGTCAATTTCTCAGAAAATTCGGGATCTTCAATATCGGGATAAAGACCCGCAGCTTGTTCCCGTTGCGCTGTCCATTCAGTAGGCATAATACCTTCGCGTGTCATTAAGCGCGAAAGAGTACTTTCAGCCGTTCCTGTTTCTTTTTTCTGTGCCCATTTGCTTAGCACATCTTCACGCCTTGACTGATCCATCCTCTAAGGTTACTTAATAAAATCGCCCAGTCTATTCATCCGCTGTCAATGAATTTATCCAAAAGCAATAATTACGCAAAATGGAAGAAACGTGTAATAGTAATTCCTTCTTCTCAATATTATAAGGTCTAATATGCTCCATAGCATCTTCTCCTGTAAACCACTGAATTGCGCCAATTTCCCGTTCTAAAACAGAATCCCCAGCAGTTATCACAGGATTAATCGCATCAAAACAGAATGCCATGTAATATTTATGTCTATAATGAACTTTATTAGAGCCGAAAAAACTCTCTTCAAGGGGAAAAATATTCCGACTTATAATTACTGAATCAAGAGGAAATCGGGTTTCCTCCCAGAATTCGCGAATTGCGCATCGCATCTCTGATTCATTAGGACCGCGCCTTCCTTTGGGAAATCCCCATTCGGGCTCAGACCATGATGTCCTAGAACCAGCGATAGCTTCAGTTAGAATCGTCTTTTGTATAGTCTCAAACTTTATCCGCGAAGGCTCATACTCGTGACGATACGGTTTACTAACTGGACCATTCCACAATTGCTCCCATAGACGCGGATAGTCCCATTCTAGCAGACGCTGCCGTTCAAGCATACACGTCTGATCCACCAAAGTTTGAATGTATGCGTGGTCTTCTATATCATATTTTCCGCGAAGTAACTCAATATATCCGAGACTATCTTTACGACGAATCATTAAGAAACGAAACTCAGCATCATCTAATCCATTAATTGTTGTATCATTTGCTAGATTCTGAACAAAGTTCTCTTTTTTCATATTTAAGATTTGAATAAGAATAATTCCAAAACTTGTGATAGGCTCTACGCAGACTTTATAGTAGTGACCTGGTTTGCCACAATTAGTACATACAATTGACATTTGAATCTAACCCTATAGAGAAAAGGGTATTGTGTGTTTAAATAGACTAGCATAAATTTCCCTTATAACATAGAGCAAAGCGGATGCCGTTATCAATGCCACCGGAAGTATGGGGTCCAATTTTCTGGGCAACAATTCACACTGTAGCATTAGCGTATCCCGACCAGCCGAGTTATCCTCAAAAAAGAGCAGCAAAGGATTTCTACATGAGTCTAGTTGAACTTATACCATGTCCTATCTGCCGGAAACATTATGCAACTCATTTGAAGGCCGCACCTATTGAACCGTTCCTGGATAATCGTTCTGATTTGGTGGATTGGACTCTTAAACTCCATAACAAAGTCAATCTTGATTTGGGCAAACCAACAGTCACTCGTGAACAATTTATGAAAGCCTATGAAGAAATGTGCGATCGTGGTCTTCCAGTTCCTCCTTCACCTTTTATTCACAAAATTTATGAATCTGCCGATGAACGGTCCTATTATAGAGGAGCCATTGCTGGAGGTGTAAGTGTTCTAGGTCTAACCGGTATAGGTATCGCGCTATATAAAAGTTACGCATAAAAAACACACGTGAAGAATAGGGTATGCCTCCACCAAAGATTATTGAACTTAAAGCCAGCATGTCCGATGAAGACTTTAAGGCCAAATATGAAGGCACGCATTTTGATGAAGCAGCGGCCAAATTACTTGTTCGCGAAGACTCGGATATCTATGGTTTAGAACCAGATGGAACACGCAGACTTCTAGCAAAATTTCGCCGAGGAGTTATTCCGCCCTCCACGGTCCAAAATGGCTGGGATTCATTTCGCATGTTAGCGATGCCTGGTCGTAATCGCGGTGCTGCTGCTGGACCCATTGATTTTAATTCACCCTATTGGAAGAAACGCGATCCGATTAAGGTAAAGGATGATAAAACCTCCAAGTGGGCAGTACGCTACTATGTTAAAAATAAGGATAATAAAGACACAAAAAAGGTCAGCAAGATGCGTGTTAATAACTTAGTTGCTAGTGGTGTGATTGGATTCTACGAGGAAACTCCTTTTATGAAGGCCGCGTGCCGTATGACTGTGTATACCCGCAGATATCTTCATCTTTTCTTGAATGGATTACCATTTTTGAAAGCAATAGATAATCAGTTCAAAGCATTAGTGCCCAAGGAACACAGTCGGCAATTAGAAGCTGTAAAGGCAAAGAAGAATTATCAGATTCCCGGAACTGCTTTTAGTACTCTTACAGTGAATCTTAATTTCCGAACTGCTGTTCACAAAGACGATGGAGACTTTAAGGGCGGCTTTGGCAACTTATCTGTAATTGAATGGGGTAAATATCAAGGTGGCTACACACTTTTCCCCCGTTTCGGTGTGGGATTTGATGTACGCACTGGAGACTTTATTGCGATGGATGTTCACGAATGGCATTGTAATACTCCGATGTATGAGTCGCCTGAGGACAAAGTCTATAATATGTCACTCCCCGACATTCGGTCGCGGGATCCAACAACAGGTCTAATTGGCTCTGAGGCAAGATATCAACGTCTAACATTTGTCTGCTATTTCCGTGACCGTCTCCAGCAGTGTGATGAAGGAGAAACCGCTGAGTACTATGCTAGAAGTGGATTTGATGAGGCAGCTGAACTGGAGAAAGCCAAATCTAAGCCCGTCAAAAGCCTGCTTTTACCACAGTATAATGATATTGATGACGTTGAACAATCCGCTTCTACATTTGCTAAAACATATCGTCAAAGAATACCTGGGGGAGGTACACGACGTCTTCAGAACTTTATCGCAGGTTCTGGAAATCAAACAAAGAAACGTAAGAGAAATCATTCTTAAACTATAGAATGTCCCCACGAAGCTGGCTTGTAGAAGTCGGTTTTATAATTTTCATTATCTCATCGTATGTGTATTTTTTATACCACGATGCTATAAATAGTGGGCTACAAAATGTATACAAATTCGGTGCTTCCGCTATTACAGTTATCGTTGCGGCGACAGGTGTATATTATCTATATAAAAACCCCGAACAAGTTCCAAGTCTACTTACAAAGTTTCTTAAGAAAAAGGCATAAAGTAGGGAGACATGCAGAATATTAATCGTGAATTAACTGCTGCAGATTCATTATTCAGAAATGTATCTGGTCGCGGTACTGGTATATTATCAAGAATTCCAAAGCCATCATTATCTTTGCCTGACCTGGGGTTTCCTCCAGCAAGTGAACCCGTTAAAAGAGTTCTTACAGTCGTAGGACTCATTATTTTTATATTAATGGTCGGTTTCATACTTTTATTTATTGTAAATTCCTTTTTTCCTTTCACTGCTTTTTATGATAATGGTCTTATGGCTACACTGCCAAGTTCCAAACGCTATTGGACAAATCTTAAGATTCCAACAGGCGGTGAACCTCCCTCCGGACTTTATGTTAATAAAGACGATAGTATTGCTAAGAGACCAACTAATTATAGTGTAATGTTTGACTTAAACATTAATAGTTCAAAGGCACCAGCTATGGGTTCATATCGTCATATTCTTCACAGAGGCAGCGATGACTTTAACCAAGAAGTTGGCTCTGGAATGACACAGAAGGTCACTGGAAATACGAGCAGCGACGCAGCATTTGAGGCGTCTGCGGCAAGTGGCGCTGCTGCTGGAGGCATCCCTCTTCCTATTTATATGAACCCCGGTGTTTTCCTTCATCCGTACCGTAATGACTTAATCTTCTTTTTTCAGACTGAAGCCGCTCAAAAGAGTGTAGTAGGATATGACGTTTTATATCTTGAAAGTCTGGCGTTGGATGATATCCCGCTTAGGGAATGGTTTCGCATAACAATTGTGCTAAATGGCACTATTGTTGATGTTTATAAAAATGGAGAACTAATGAAATCCATTATTCTAAAAGGCGAACCCCGTACTGTTCCTGCTGATTGGTATGGACGCAGTGGACCTATTCCCGCATATGGTGTTCTTCAGAATATGAAAATCTGGAATGGAGCACTAAATCCCAAGCAGGTAAAAGATGCCGCAAGTATTGCGATGCCCGCGAAGATTATATTAGCAGAGGCAGGTGAATCATGTGAAGCATAAACGCCGTATATAACAGGATGGAACAGTCAATGACACCTATAGATGTAGCCAAATATGTTGGTATTGCTGTCTTAATCTTTGCTCTTATTGGTATCACCGCCATGTATTTACAATATAGGAAAATGGAGGGAAATCCTGGACCGTGGAATTTTAATCCTGCGGAATTTCCGATTGTTCTAACGGGTGTTCAATTAAGCACTGTTACTAAAGGAGCATATACACTTTCCAATTATCTCTATATTGAGGGTTCTAAAGAGCAACGAGTAAATCCTCAACCCCTCTGGAGGTGGGGAATAAATGACCCGATTCGTAATGCTTATGCGACAATGCTGGCTTCCTATATTCCCGCTGAGGAGAAGATTCGTTTTGATTTTAGAACCGCGCCGACGGGTGATGAACACGCATCTGCTTCTGAGACAAATCTTAAAAAGATTGTATCCATTGATATTACCAATATAAATCCTCATAAATGGTTTCATATTGCGATCGCAGTTGAAGGTCGTAGTATAGATATCTATGTAAATGGTCAACATTCTAATAGTATTCAATTACCTAACATTCTAAAACAGTCCACAGATGGTATACAAATGGTCGGAAATTCGGGAATCCTGGGCAAGATGGCATTATGGAATATAACCGAGGGTCGTCTATCAGATAAAGAAGTTTTATCACAGTACAAAAGCACATCTGATATATCAGGTCCACTTTTACCTGTTGATTATTCATTCGTATGGAAATTTCCAAATCTTAACTTCTGTCCTGGAATGCCCTGGTGCGAAGAAGTTAAGGGCGATTGTAAAACCTACGTAAAATATGAATATGCTTAAGATTCGGCGCTAGTTTTTGTATTTGCTATTCTTAGAGAATGAACAATGCTAGAGCGGCTCTTGCTGGTGCGGGTGGCGGAAGTTTAACAACAAATGTCATCTATGTTCTTGTATCATTTGTTATCGTCTATGCGGTATATCGTCTTGTTTACCCGCAGAAAGATCCTCGGGAGGCTCTTGTATTAGAGTTCAATGATGGTGCTTCTGCTCAATCAAAGACGACCGATACAGACCAAGACAACTTACCGCTTCTCTTCACAGGTGGTGAATGTACTCTGGCCTTCTGGATGTACGTAAGTGACTGGGAAGTTCGTTCTGGTCGCATGAAGCACGTAGTCACATTGAAGGGTGCTGGTGCAAACTACAACTCCATTGTCTGCGGTATTTACCCCCTTGAAAATAAGCTCATGATTCGTGTCCGCACGGCGGGTACAAATACCCCCAGTGGTGTTGGAGCTAATGCGGCAAACACAGTTACAACCTCTGGTACTGAGTACACTGACACAACTGCCTACACCAATCTCTTCGGCCCCCAAAACGCGGGCATGAAGGATTTCATGAACACAGTTAACTACCCGCTGTGCGACTTACCTGAGTTTGACCTCCAGCGCTGGGTTCACGTGAATATCGTTGTAAATGGACGTGTCTGCGACGTATATCTGGATGGTAAGTTGAGCCGCAGCTGTATGTTGGACAATGTTATCCAGTTCCCTAAGGCGGTTGGTTCTGCTGGTGTTACCGTGGATGCGTGCCAGTTCGGTGGATTTGGCGGTGCTTTGAGTAAGGTTCAGCTCTTCAGCTATGCCATCACGCCTGACCGTGCCTACTCCATCTACCAAGCCGGCCCTACCCTGAAGAGTAACACCTTGGTTGACCGACTCCTGGCCCTCTTTGGAATCAATCT